TAGCTATTATGAGAAGATGGCTAGTTAAGGATGTTGGATTAAATGATGATGGTACAGCCAAAGATTGTGTGATTTTTTATGACTATCTTAAACTCATGGATAGTGCTGGTATAAGCCAAGACCTGAAAGAATATCAGGTGCTAGGGTTCATGATGACAAGTCTACATAACTTTGCTGTAAGATATAAGGTGCCGATTGTCGCCTTTATACAGCTAAATAGAGATGGTATTACCAAAGAAAGTACTGACTCTGCTAGCGGTTCAGATAGAATTATCTGGCTATGTAGTAATTTTACTATTTTTAAGAGAAAGTCCGATGAAGAAATAGCTGAAGACGGCACCGGTAATGGTAATCGAAAACTGGTTCCTCTTATTAGCCGTCATGGAGGAGGTCTAGATGACAATGATTACATTAATTGCCACATGAAGGGGTGGTGTGCTAAAATTGTTGAGGGTAGAACCCGACTTGAAATTATGAATAATGTATCAACTAAAAAAGAAGGATTTGTGGTAGATGACGAATCAGACAACTCTAATGACACAGAAATCCCCTTCGTATAATCACCAGCACCTTAAAGCTATTAGCGATGCTGTTTGTGACAGAATAGAAGACCTTTTTGATGTTTTACATATAGAATATAAGCTATATGATAAAATGGCAACAATGTCTTGCCCTATTCATGGTGGGGATAATGCCAGCGCATGTAATGTTTATCATATTGGTGACTCGTATAGAGGCAACTGGAAATGCAGAACACACAATTGTCATGAAGTGTTCAAGTCTTCTATTATAGGCTTTATCAGAGGATGCTTGTCTCACAGAAAGTATAATTGGCAAAATAGTGGAGACAAGGTATGCTCATTTAATGAAGCCATACAGTTTGTCCAACAGTTCTTGGGAAACAAGATAGATATAAACAGCCTATCTGTCATAGACTCAAAAACCAAAGACAAAAATGATTTTGTAAATACTGTTAGATATATAACAGAATCATCTAATAAAGATCAATTAAAAATATCTAAAGATTATTTATTGTCAAAAATTTCCGTGCCTTCGCAATATTTTTTAAGTAGAGGCTTTACTAAAAATATTTTGTCTAAGTATTATGTTGGTGACTGTTATGAGGAAGGCAAAGAGATGTACAGTAGGGCTGTTGTGCCTATATTTGATGATAATAACGAATATATTATTGGCTGTACCGGACGTAGTTTATTTGAGAAATGCGATAGTTGCAAAGCGTACCATGATCCCCAAATAGTTTGTCCGTCGGAAGCAGAGTCGTGGAAATACTCCAAGTGGAAGCATAGTTCCGGATTTAAATCTGGTGATACGGTATATAATATGTGGAATGCAAAAAAGCATATAAAGTCAACAAATAATACAGTAATATTAGTCGAGAGCCCAGGAAATGTTTGGAGACTAGAAGAAGCAGGAATTCATAATTCCATAGCGATCTTTGGAACTACGTTTACAGATCGTCAAAAGATGATGGTTGATTGTTCTGGAGCCATGCATATTATAACCATAATGGACAACGATGATGCTGGTTATCAGGCGAGAGAAAAGATATATACCAAGTGTAAAAAAACATATAATGTTACACATATAGATATACCAGCTAATGACATAGCCTCTATGTCTGTGGAAGAGATAAAAAAATTAAACATAGTCTAAATACTAAATAGGAACATTTATGATCATAGGCATATCCGGCAAGAAACAGTCTGGCAAATCCACTAGTGGTAATTTTATATATTCTTTAATGATGGTGGAGTCCGGAGTCTGTAATAAAGCCTCTATAAATTGGACCGGACAAATCGAAATCTCAGACCTATTTGGAGACAAGAACTATCAAGGCATATTCGATCCATGCAATAGAACTAGCACAGACTGGAATATTCAAAAGGTTTTTCAAACTCTTGATCCAGTGATCAAAATATATAATTTTGCTGACATATTAAAGCAAAATATTTGTATCGATATATTAGGCATGACATATGAACAATGCTACGGCTCTGATGAAGAAAAGAATACCTTAACGGATCTTTACTGGGATGAGGCTAGATTGTCTGCCAGAGACGCTATGCAACTCATAGGAACCGACTTATTTAGAAAACTCAAGACGAATGTATGGGCTTCGGCAACGATTAAAAAAATCTCCAAAGAGAAACCACACATAGCAATTATTACAGACTGTAGATTTCCTAATGAGGTTGATGCTATTAAGGAGTCAGAAGGTGTTGTAATTAGATTAACAAGAAAATACGATGACTCCAACCATACAAGTGAAACCATCTTAGACAAAGACAAGTATGATTGGACTAATTTTAATCATATTATAGATAATCAAGATATGTCTATATATGATCAGTGCGTAGAATTACAGAATATCCTCAAACTATATTTAGGCAATAAATGATTATTACTTATTTTCGATCTTCAAGCTACAATACACACTCAATGTGTGAGCAACAATATTTTATGGAATATGTCCTAGGTTGGAGATCGCCTTCTGGACAAAAGGCAGATAAAGGAACAATCGCACATAAAGTCTTAGAAATTTTAGCGGTGATTAAAAAGGCTCAACAAGACAATAAAGAATCTATTGTTGATGATGTGGTTGGCGAGTTATCTGTCGATGACTATTCTTTGAATAGTATCATTGAAAAAGTATATAACCATTATTCTAAGCATAGTCCTCACCATAAGTGGTCGCCCAAGGATCATAAAGATTGTCATAGTTGGGTTTACAAGGCTATAGAGTTCAATAATGGGATGTTTGATCCGAGAAAAAGAAATATCCTATGTCCAGAACAGCACTTTGACTTTGAAATCAAAAAGCCTTGGGCAGCATACTCATTTGATACTCCAGATGGTAAGCTTTCTGGCAACTTGGCACTAAAAGGAACTATTGACTTGATCACGCTCGTCAACGATAATACCATAGAAGTCATCGACTGGAAGACCGGCAGAAGACTAGACTGGGCCACAGGAGAAGAAAAGACACAAGAAAAATTAGAAAAAGATCCTCAGCTTAGAATTTATCATTATGCTATTAGTCATTTATATCCTCATATAGACCATATTATTTTTTCTATATACTTTATCAATGATGGTGGTCCGTTTTCTATATGCTTTGATAAAAAAGACTTGGCAGCAACAGAAGATATGTTGAGACAAAAATTTGAAATTATTAAGAAAACCAAAAGACCAAAACTTAATAAGAGTTGGATGTGTACAAAGCTATGTCATTTTGGTAAAACCACATTTGACAATACACACATACAGCCTCTTACAGAATATAGGGACAATCAGCTGTGTAGTCCGGGTACTACAATGACAAAATGCGAACAAGTACGACACGAAATTGAACTATATGGAATTAATGCCGTTACTGATCAGTATAAGAATAAGAACCACGCTTTTGGACAATATAAGGCACCAGGAAGTACGCCATAAGTCTACTATATTAATATGACAAAGAAATATATCCCCCTGCACGTTCATTCGCACTACTCGTTACTCGATGGCCTAAGCAAAACAGAACAGATAGCAAATAGATGTTCTAAGATAGAAGCTAGAGCATGTGCTTTAACGGACCACGGCAATATTGCTGGAGCGGTCAAGTTCTATACAGATATGACCAAGAAGAATATTAAGCCCATCCTAGGGTGTGAGCTTTATATTTGTGATCAAAATCCTACTATACAAGAAACATCTAATCGTAAGCTTTCTCACTTTATAGTCTTGGCTAAAAACTATCAAGGATGGAAAAATCTCATACGTATAGTTTCAGAATCTAATAAGCCAGAATATTTTTATCATAAACCAAGACTAGATTTTAAAACACTATCAAAATATATAGACGGTAATACAATAGGAATTACTGGCCATTTGGGTTCGTCGTTAGCAAATATTTTACTAGAGTCAGACACTTTAAAAGACGAATGGGAGAATAGGGGAACGGCACATATTATTCAACTTAAAAATATGTTTGGCGAGAATAATTTGTTTTTAGAGGCTCAACTAATAGATCAAGAAAACCTACCCGTACAAAAAATATTAACAAACGCTATTAGACATTTAGGTCATAAAACTAATACCAAAGTAATATGCACACCAGATGCACACTATTGCAGAAAAGCAGATGCGATAGATCAAAGAATATTACTATGTAATAATCTCAAAACAACATTTCCAGAAATTAGTAGGAAAATTAGCAACAATGAAGATGTTCCTATGAGCTGTTTCTTTTTATCTGATAATTACCATATACCTTCGTATGATGAAATGATCAATCTTCATACAAAAGAAGAAATAGAAAATACAAATTTTGTAGCAGATTTGATAGAAGAATACGATATATTAAGTCCTCCAAGACTACCACAATATGTATGTCCAAATAATTTAAGTCCTGACGAATATTTAAGAGAACTATGCCGCAAAGGATGGAAAGAAAAAATAGCTAATGTCATACCCAAAGAAAAACATCAAGAATATGTAAATAGAATTAAATATGAATTAGATATTCTTCAAGGTGCTGGTCTTAGCAGTTACTTTCTTATCGTTCAAGATATTGTGAATTATGTGAGGGATAATGGGTGGCTACCCGGACCTGGAAGAGGTAGTGCCGCTGGTTGTTTGGTATCTTATCTTATAGGTATTACGAGTATAGATCCAATTAAATATCAATTATTATTTGAGAGATTTTTTAATGCGGCTAGAGCATCATCTATGCCAGATATTGATGTTGATGTTCCTATTAATAAGAGAGAACAGATTATAGAATATATTAAAAATAAATATGG